GCCCGTCGCTGTGCCTATGATATCTTGATGTCCAAGATCGGGGATCCAGTAGCCCCTCCTTCGTTCATTGAGCAGACCTACTTGAAACATAGGAAAGCTCTGACGAGGTCGGAGGGACTCTGTTCCCGTGAAACCGATGTGATCCTTGAGCTTGTTCGGTCCAAGGTCGATGAGATCGTGGATGATCTTTTTAGGTATCGCCTGTTCACTCATAGGGACCCGATGCCTTCACTGCGAGCTAGTTTTGATAACAAACTCAGTGAGGCGGGTGCCTTCGGTGAGCTGTTGGCTGGTTTCTCTGAAACCTTCCTTGTGGAGCCTGATCTTCTTTACGGTATCACCTGGACCCCCCGTGGTGGTCTTGTCGAGATTCGGTTCATCCCTGGTGACCAGGCTGTAGCCTGTTTTCAGGACTACGTGGATTCACTATGGATGGGACGACTCGACAAACCTCTCGCCGCTAGCCCTGTGCCGATCCTTGAACCTTTGAAGGTCCGGATAATCACGAAAGGGCAGGCGGCAGAGTACTACCGAACGTTGGAAATGCAAAAGTTCATGCATTCGGCGCTCCGAGACAATCCGATTTTTCAGTATATCGGACATCCCATAGACGATCGGTCTTGGGTAGCCGCATTCGGCTCGAAAGTAAGTCTCGAGCCTGGAAGGTTCTATGTGAGCGGGGACTACAGTGCAGCTACGGATAATCTTCGACCTGAGCTCTCTAGGTACATCTGGGAGGCCATCTGTCTACGGACAGGTATTCTTCTGGATGGCAAGATCGCCAGACTCGTTGATACGCCGTACTTCCCTTTGGGAATTAAGGCATTGTGCTCCCACGAGCTCCATTACCCGAAAGGAGTGGTAGTAAACCAGACATGGGGTCAGCTCATGGGTTCCCCGATGTCGTTCCCTATTCTCTGCATTGCCAATGCAGCCGCTACCCTCGCGTCTCAGGGCTGGAGGTTCCGAGAGGATCTCCCGCTCCGGGTCAACGGGGATGACATAGGCTTCATCACTGATGCCTTCGGCTACCGGCAGTGGAGGGAATACACGGCAGCATGTGGGTTGGAGCTCTCTGTTGGTAAGAACTATACCTCCACCGAGTTCCTGATCATTAACTCAGAGTTGCGCCGTCCTCCGGAAGGAGGGAACGTCACCCGCATCATCCCAGGTGAGCTCGAGGGCTCCCCGGATGATCCGGACGATCCTTGGCGACAGAGCGTGGAGCGAGTTCAGGAGCCTCGCCCGTGGAAGCTGGAAGGATTCCTTAACCAGTCTATCCTGTATCACACCGTTAAGAAAGGTGTGGACGCGGGCAAGGCAAAGGACGTTTATTGGACAGATCTAGAGAGTTTGTCACACGAGGCCATAAGAGGTATTCCTGACACCTCTCAGTGGAAGGTACTGAGTATCTTCCTAAAGGAACATGCCTCGGTGCTCGCCGAATCCCCTCCTCTATCGAATGCCTGGTTTCCCAAGGCTCTTGGAGGTATGGGGCTGGCAATCCCCGCAGGGAAAACTATTTCCGATCTCACTAGGAAGTATGACTCTGAGATCCTTGAAAAGCAGCGGAAGTTGGCGGCCTACTTGGCCTGCGACCCTTGTCGCCGGCTAAAGAGAGTCTGTCGATCTAAGCTACTTGTGGGTCTAGTCGGGGAGGCTCTAGATGACGTTCTGAAAATGTCAAACGCTCAGTCTCCGATGATGCTCAGGAACAAGCCCCTAAAGCGTGAACAAAAGACGCTTCTGGGAGGAGTGACCCTTCTTGGTTATCTCCTAAGGGGGCTTGGCGGACTAGACGGGCTTGGAGGTGAGCTCCGAAGGGAGTCCCTCGAAGACCCGTGCGGGCGCGTCCATAAGAAGGAGGCTCAGTTCTTGGTCCAGAAGTTCCGCAACTGGACCGCTAAAGCCCTTCGGACGTCATTGAAGCCTATGGGTCTTGAACATGTTAGGGGTTTTCAGGAACACCCCGAGATGTTCTCTCTCATTGAGCTTCTAAAGGATTCGCCTACAAGTCGTGAGCTCGACTGTAGGACCGGCTGGTTCCTTGATTGGGACCATGCCGTTCGCTGACGCTCCTTGCGTCTGGCTGGGTGAGGACTGGTCATCCTCAATTGGCCGTGCTCTGATCCCTTGAATTCTTTGATCACACACACTCTCTGAGTGGGCGGGATGATGTGATCCTTCGATGGGGCGACCCCTTCATCGATGGCCTAAGGACTTGGGAGGTCAATCTGAG